CAGCTCTGTATCGAGTTGTGGGACTACCTTATTTTGTATTCTAACTATAATGTCGCCACCAGCACCCATGCCAAGACCAGCGCCAGCACCAAGAGAAAAGACCAATTGCATTTCAGGATTCTTAATCATCTCGGCAAAACTACTTTCATCACCTAGTGCCTTTAACCGCAACATCTCCTGATAAACTTCCTCACCACCCTCAGTTAGTCCAGTAAAGAATAGTTTGGCCCCTATCTTGCCTGTAGTAACCAGTCCCTTTGATACCGCTCCAAATGCTGACCTGCCTAAAGGTGTGGGCATAAAGGCAACAGCAATCTGTAGTGCGTCTAAACCTACCAAGGTCAGATTACCCTTGAATACTTTATCCGCTACTCTCTCTGCCTCTTCGTGTGATAACCCTTTACTCCTGGCTTCATCGTAAGCTGCGCCAGCTTCTAGAGCTGACTCAATAGGTCGACTCAAGGCAGCACCACCTACACCAGTTATTATTGCTCTGCCGAAACCGCCAATTCCTATCTTCGCAGCCACAGAGCCAGCTAATCCATAAGCCCCAACTGCTGGAACTGCCAGTGCTATTAAGCTTGGCACCATCCTTACGCCGTAAGTAAGAAAGGTTTGTGGGTTAACTAGATGCTTCCAAGTAAACTCGTCTGGCTCAAAAGGTACTGGGGCAGCCTGCACCTGCATATACTGACCCGCTTTGGTTATCTTTTCACCTATACCACCCTTACCAAGCCAATTGAATACTCCCCCAATATTAGTCACTAAATCACCAACGCCAGCAGTGAAAGTGCCAATTAGTCCTTTCCCTCCCTCAGCAGCTTTCTTTTCTACCACCAAGGCGTCAAGACTGAAGTAATCTTTCATTTGCTGCTCTGTTATATCGGGATACAACTGTCTAACTAGCTTTTCAGTAGCTATATTTCGGCCAGTAGTAATTAGTTCTCTCCTGAGTAAATCGGGGTTCTTACTGAAGTATTCTGATGCCCACTCCAATGTTCTTGGTTTAACCAGATGAGGTAAGGCATCCATTAAAACCTGTTGCAATTTACCTACTTGCGGAATACCAGCAAAGAAGTCATCCTTCATCTCTTCACTGAGTATTTTATCACTGCACATCTGCAATAATTCCCTAGTTTCAGGTGTATCCCCCCTGCTTCTTAAATCCTCAAGGAACGCCTCTCTGTCCTGATTAGCCCACGTTTGTATATTCTGCGCCACCACAGCAGGTAATTCTTCGGCGGAATACCCATAACTCATGGCGGGGTCATACATCTCAGGATATATCTTTTGTAGAATACCTGTTACTTCTGGAGCCACCACAGCAGTTACTTCAGGAACTCCCTCAGTAATTGTTGGCTGAGGTATTCCGCCATAAGGTTCACCTGCCACTGGTGCAGTCGGTGATAATAGATAGTCCTCACCTTCAGCAACTTCATATCCTAATTCTATTGCCTGCTTGTAAGTGAGCCATAGAGGACGTGTGAGTTTCTTTTGTGCTAATGTGCCTTCTGCCTTATATTCCTTTAGTAACTCAAACTGCTTTGTGGTAGCATATTCTCTTTCACTAACAGGCGGTGTAACCTCTTCAGGTGCAATCTCAGTCGGTGCAATCTCAGTCGGTGCGTATGCATCTGGTAATTCAAGTTGGGACTTAGTGTATTTCTCGCCTTCTGGCGATAAAGCCGCATAGTCGATAACATCACCTGCATCCCCATAGACAATATCTGAATACTCCCATTTCTCAGGAGAAACATAAGTATATTTTGGTTCTTGCCCATCAGTGCCATAATCAATCTTCACTCCCCATCCGGGGTCAATGTCAAAACCATACTGCTTTGCCTGTTCAGCAGTCAAGAAACTTAATTGCTTCTGCCTGATTTTCTTGACTCTCTCAAAAATGTCAGTAGCTGGCATTGTCATTTGACTATACCACCTTTAAGTTCTACTATTTTCTTTATCATCTTCTTGGGAATGGTTGTAATGTGTCTATATTCTGGCTTCCCATCGCAATTAAGCCATCTGTCTGTTGATAAAATTATTTGCTTTGGGTCAGATTTAACAACATGCCCAACTGTTTTTGTTTCAAGTTGCTCAAACCGCTCAGGTTCAGTTTTGTCATAATAACCTGAACTAAAGGAGGCATCATCCCATTCCACGCAAACTATTCTTTCTTTCATCTTGGCTTAACTCCCCTATTCCTGGCAGCTATCTGATTTATTTCAGTCGATAGATTAGGGAATGGTGATTTCTTTTGCCCCGCTTTCATAGAATCTTCAAACGGATTCTTTAACTCCATTAAATGCCGTATCGCTTCCTTCTTTGACCATTTACGCATTATACTACCTCCGATGGTTGCCTTGGCTGACTTCCACCACCTAACATCCCCCCTTGCCCAGTTAACGCTACAAGAGGGTTGGCATTGCCTTTGGGTTGCTCAACCTTCGGCACTTCAGCCTCTTGTGGTAATTGTGGAACTTGTGGCTGTAACCTCTGCTTTAGCATAGCAACAGCCCTCTCTATAAGTAACATGGATTGAAAGTTCTTTGTGTCTTTGTCTGATTCGTCCTCCATTTCATCAGCTTCCTCAGCATACCTTATCCCCATTTCCGATAAACCAATAACAGGGTCAGCATTTTTAGCCTGCTCAATATCCAATGCCCTTTCCCATCCAGCAGGGTCTTTTACTGATAATATATCACTGAGTATATACTTGAGTGGCGCTTTACCCCACATTGCTAACGCCCTCGACTCATTAACTATATCTAACCTTGTGCTTTTTGTCATCAACTGGCATTTGATTGAATACTTATCAGGGTCTTTGAGATGCGCAACGGAATATTGACTCTTTTTACCAGTCCTTCCTATCGCAACGTTGCCTTCCCCTTCTGCAGACTTACTTACCAATATGAACTGGTCTATCATCATACGAAACAACTGCTCCCTTAACATCTGTAAGGCCAACCTGGAAGGATTCTGTAACTGGTTTACTATCTCTTGCTCTGTAGATACCTCAATCGCAGATGGCGGTTGTGTGTAAGCCCTCGGCTGTGACGGAGCCCCCTCATCCACCATCCTTAGTATATCCTGCCTGGCTATCATCGATGCTTGGTTTAACTGCCTCTTCTCTATAACTTTAGGGATCTCACCTTTTGGTACTTTCATTGTCTCACCAGCTATTGCCGTATCCCTTGCAGGTTTAGAATTAAAGTTCTCTTCCTCATAAGCATACGCAGGATACAAGGCTTCAAAGGCAATAGTTTCATCTATGCTTAATGACCTGTTTAACTCCTTGTCTAATTTACGAATGAGAAAATATATGTCCTCACCTTCATGCTCTATATAACCTCTATCCCTGAGCATGAATCCTGACGGAGCAAACCTGATAACAAACGGAGGCTTGCCAAACCTGTGTTCCTGAGCAAAGACTAACTTCTTGTCAACCAATAACTCCTCTTTTTTATTATCCCAATAATCCCTTACCTCAATGTTACTCGTATTATCGAGCTTTATGGGAAAATACTCTCCCCCTTTACCATCTTTAGCTATCTTTTCGTACATCTCAAGCTCAGCCTCAAGGTCAAAACCATCCCTGAATGTTATCGGAGCTACCCACTTACCCCTTACGAACGGAGTCCACCTCATATCTAATGGCACACAATGTATATTGAAAATACCATCTTGAATGGTCGATATATACTCAAGCCCAATCAAACCTCTATTGCATATGTGATTATACAAGAAGGAAAATATGTCGGCTATATCATAATTATCCCTGACATATTCGTTTGCCTGGTCAAGACTATCATCCAAAAACTGCTCAACAATATGCGCAGACCTTGGTGATATTTTCCCCTCTACTACAGTTTGCCACTCGGACATCATTAAATTAGCAATAACCTTGCTGCCAAAAGAAGCACCTTTGTTACCAGTTACATTAACTACATTCTTGATTTCTTTATTAGTGTAATCAGTTAATTTGAAATCATCCATGTATATCAAGGATTTGGTAACGTCCATCCGTTTGTAAAGACTCGACCAAGACTCTACCCTCTTATCTATTATCCCCCATGTGTCGTCTGCCATCGCATATCCCCCTTATTTTATATTCCCCCCTAAATACTCAAATAGTGGCTCTATGGCTGCAAAACCTGCTTCTTTATAAGGACAAATAGCTGTTGTTTTGCCTATTATAGAGCAACCAGAAACCTGAGCTATATCTACCTTTAGCACTACTCCTAATTTGGATTGCTCTTCCAGTAGTTCGTCTGCCTGAAAGTCTACTGTCGACCTATCATACCCACTTAAATCAGCATAGGACACAGTAGCACCGTGAATATACCCAACTAGACAGTTCTTAGTCACTTCCCTTATCTCTTCCTGCTTTGTCATTGCTACCCTCCTTTTTACCAGTAACGAATGTTACTCGACTTCGCTGGCTCTGCCCCACTGTACACCGTCTCCGGCGTGAAGTCACTTAATATGCTCCTCTCACAAGCCATCAAATGAAACTTAGCCTCCTGGTCTATGACCTCTCCCTTGAATACAAAACTGAACTTCTCCCTAACATAATTGCTCAGGTCGTTAAAGATGTATACCTTGTTTAGCCGGTGCATCCCTTGCACCAACTTAATCTGCAACGCCTTGTCCATGCTATGCTTTGGCTCACTAATTGGCCATCCCTCAGATGTATATGCCTGTCTCTCCCCTGTCTCTTGGTGGTTGCCCCCTACCCGCTTCAAGACGTTCCTGCCATCAGTGATTACCTTGCAAGCCTGCACGTGGTCGTGGATACTCATTTCTGAGCCCGGCCAATACTCTGCAAAAGCGAAAAAGTCGCCTGTCCCCGGACTCCCAGCATAGAATAGTGCAGCAGCATTGACCCTCCCGAAGTCGTGCCCAGAGTAGACAGGCCATGACTTGTCAATCTCAAATCGTGGTATTAAGCAGGTTTTATCATCAAAGGCTGAATAAACCAAGCCTTCGAGTCCTTTCCACAGACCGAGGACATACCTGTCCTTGTAAATGCCCTCGAACTCCGATAGCCTGTGGCGGTAGTCCTCTGGCAGTGCTGGGTTATCATAGCTCGATGCCTGATAGACTTCACCCCGCTGCTCCTGATAGAACATTCTGTAAAGGTAATGAGACGGCGGGCCGGGGTTAGTCGCTGCAAATATCTGGTGGGGCACACCAGGGAGTCTTAGAC